GCAAAAATTTACTCTGTAAATATGAAAACTGGTCAGCTAGAAAATGGTATTGGGTTCTATGTTAATGGAAAAATTGCTAAAGATGGAATCATTTCAGTTAAAAAATGGACAGTTCTTGGCATAAGCTTCTCTAGCTATATCGATGTTGGAATTTATGGTGGAGCATTTAGGCTAACTGGTCCAGTAATGATCAATAATTTCTCATACTATAACTCTACAAAGTTGCAACAGGTTCAGGCTATATCTGCTCGTCCATGGTTTAAGGTAAAGGAATCTGGAAGACTTAGATATGACTGGAGATACTGGAATGGACTCTTTAAGTGGTTTGAAGTACTAGTTTTTGCTGCCACTAGCTTCTATGGTGTAAATCCATCAGATATCTATAATGCATATGTTGGAACAAGCAAATTGTCAGTTTCTGATGGAACAATTTTACGGTTTGCTAGATATAAGTTTAGAGCAGTATCTAATAGTATATCGAGACTTTTAAACGCTACTTCTGTATAATATGGTATACTAGTGGTTATGGATTCTTTAATTAGTAAAAAAACTGGTAAACCCATTGTAAATAACGTTCGTCGTCAAATTATAGACAAGATGTACGATTGGGGTCTATATGTTTACAAGAAGTCAGATGGCAAATGGTTTACAGATGGTGAAGGAAATGTTCTTAATATCCCATCAAAAAAAGGTGATCTTGGACAAATCAAAAAGCTTAAAGATGCAGCTATTCACAATGGTGATGATGGGGCAGGAGAATGTGTGTTTGTTCCTGGTCTAACAAGAGTGTCTGATGAAGAATATTCAGAACAGGTTGAGAGAATGAAGCAGGGTCTTATTCCAAACCTAAATGATCTTGGTGCAGTTCAAGCAGCTAAAGATACTATTGCTATGTATGGAGACGAAGAGTAAAATGTCAGATGAAGTTCAGTATATTTCAGCAAATATTTCAGAACCTGAAGAGGTTAAAGATCAGTTTAAAGATCATGATCCATTCCTAAAAAATTGGGATGAGCTAAAGGGATATGCTGGAATCGAAAAGAACTTCAAGCGTAGAGCAGATAGGCTGTCAAAATCACTTGATACACAGCTAATCGAAAATACTATTATAAATACTGGGGTAGATATTAATGACCTTGGATACCAAGATAGTGCTTTAGCTATTAATCGTGGTAAAGATGGTGCAAGGTCTAAAGAAATTAATCCAGGACGTGTATACCGTAATGGATATGGACTATTTGATGTCATCACACCACCATGGAATCTTTATGAACTAGCAAGTTATTATGACACTTCATTTGCAAATCACGCAGCTATTGACGCAAAGGTAGAAAATATTGTCGGACTTGGATATGATTTTGAAGTTTCAAAAAGAACCATGATGTCAATTGAGTCATCTACAAATGACAGTGCTGTAGAGAAAGCACGTAAGCGTATTGAACGTGCAAAAGTTGAAATGCGTGATTGGCTAGAAAATCTTAATACTGATGAATCATTTACATCAACAATGATGAAATTTTATACAGATGTACAGGCTACAGGAAATGGTTATCTTGAAATTGGTAGAACTGTAAAGGGTGAAATTGGCTATATTGGTCATATTCCTGCAACAACAATGAGAGTTCGTCGTCTACGTGATGGATACTTGCAAATCATTGGTAACAGGGTAGTCTATTTCCGTAATTTTGGAGCAAAAAATCCTAACCCAATTACTGCTGATCCACGTCCAAAGAATACTCACCACTAAATTCATTCTATGGTGTTCCAGATATCATTTCTGCTATTGCAGCACTACAGGGAGATGCTTTAGCATCACAATACAATATTGACTATTTTGGAAATAAGGCTGTGCCAAGATATGTTGTAACACTTAAGGGTGCAAGGCTTTCTGAGGATGCAGAGGATAAGATGTTTAGATTCCTTCAGACAAGTCTAAAGGGTAGCAGCCATAGAACACTCTATATTCCGCTTCCTGGAGATTCAGATACTAATAAAGTTGAATTTAAGATGGAGCCAATTGAAAATGGTGTTCAAGAAGCATCATTTAGCGAATATAGAAAGCGTAATCGTGATGATGTTCTTGTAGCACATCAAGTTCCACTATCAAAAATTGGTGGAGGAGATTCTTCTGCAATTGCTTCAGCCTTAGCACAGGACCGCACCTTTAAAGAGCAGGTAGCTAGACCAGCACAGACTAACATTGAGAAAACAATCAATAAGATAATCCACGAACAAACTGATATCCTAGACTTTAAATTTAATGAATTGACACTGACTGATGAAATCGCCCAGTCTCAAATTCTTGAAAGATATGTAAGAAATCAAATTATGGTTCCTAATGAGGCAAGAGAAGTTCTCGGTCTTGCCCATCGTGATGGTGGTAACGTTCCGTTTGCACCTACTCCACGCCAATCAGCAGATCAAACTGCAAATGCTAAGCAGGGAAGAACTAGGGATGCCGAACGTTCAGCTGCTCAGTCCGATGGTCCAGCAACTGTAGCTGGTAGAAATCCAAAGGGAGAGGGTAGAGCTTCAAAATAACATGATATAATGTTTTTGTAACATTTGTTATAAAAATGTTGTTTATATTAAAAAGGGCTCTATAATTGTACTAGAATGACTATATCAAAAGCACACTGGACGACTGACGGAAATGACATCCGTCTATCTATGCCACTATCAAAGGTGGACCAGGAAAAACGTATTGTCTCAGGTTTTGCTACCCTTGACAATGTTGATCGCCAATCAGATATAGTTACAACAGAAGCATCTCTAAAAGCTTTTGCAGAATTTAGAGGAAACATCCGTGAAATGCATGAACCTATTGCAGTAGGCAAAATGGTAGCTTTCAAGGAAGACAAATACTTTGACCCAGAAACCAAGAAAATGTACAGCGGTGTATATGTTTCAGCTTATGTTTCAAAGGGTGCACAAGATACCTGGGAAAAGGTTCTAGATGGAACTCTCTCAGGTTTTTCTATTGGCGGTAGAATGAATAAGTGGGACGACGCTTATGATTCTAAGCTAGACTCAAATGTTAGAGTAATCAAAGACTATACTCTTGTAGAACTATCTCTAGTTGATTCACCAGCTAATCAGTTTGCAAATATTTTATCTGTACAGAAGAAGGATGGAAAAACTATTTCATCTGGAACAGTTACAGAAACAACAATTGAAAATGTTTTCTATGATGCAGAATCAGGCCTTGTTAAGTTATCAGATGAGGAATCTGTACTTAGCCCTCTAACAGGTCAACCAATGAAAAACATAGGTTTCGTTGAAAAATCAGACAACGAGAAAACAGAAATGATAAAGTTCTTAGTTGATAGTGCTAAAGGCATTAATCTTTCTAAGATGACAAAGGAGGTAAGTCCAATGACTGACAACACACAAGCAGACGTAGTCGAAACAACTACAGTTGCAGATGCAGCATCGGTCGCTCCAGAGGCAGCAGAAGCAGTAGCAGACAATGAGAACACTGAGAAGGCCATGAAGCCTGAAGCAGATGAAGCAGAGTCAGCTGCAGAAGCAGCATCAGAAACCCAAGCGGATGAAGATGCTGAAGCAGAAGCTAAGAAGTCAGATGAAGCTGAAGAGGTTGCAAAGGCAGACGCAGTTGCAGAATCAATCGCTGAAATCAAGAACACTCTAACATCAGCCTTTAGCGATCTTGTATCAACAATCAAGTCTATGCAGACAGAGATTGCTGATCTAACCAAGTCAATTGACTCAGTAAAAACTGAGGTAAATGAGTCAAAGACTGTATTCAATGAGTTTGGAAAGAGAGTTGATGCTGTTGAGGCAGATACCGCTTTTCGAAAGTCTGGAGATCTAGGCGAGATCTTCCAGGAACAGCCTGAACAACAGGTTGAAAAATCCCTATGGGGCGGTCGTTTCCTCAAAACAGCCGATTTATTTAAATAGACATCACTTAGGAGGTGACAATATGTCGGAAGAAATTAAGAAAAATAATCCAGATGCAGCAGGTGCTGACAGCGGTCTTTACAACGGTGAAGGTGCATTCGCTTCTGGAGGTGTTGGAGGTGTAACTACCCCTGGTCTCGGATCTAACGGATACGGAACTATTGGTAACATCCCAACAGCAAACCTTGGTGTAACAGATGGTCCGAATGCGGTAAACCCTTCTGGTGGTGCTGGATCTGGTATCCTTCGCCCAGAACAGGCTCGTCGTTTCATTGACTATGTATGGGACTCAACCGTACTAGCTCAGGATGGACGTAGAGTTACAATGCGAGCAAACACCATGGAACTTGAGAAGGTTAACGTTGGTGAGCGTGTAATTCGTGCAGCTGCTCAGGCAGATGGAGACTACACAAACACTGGTGCTACCTTCACAAAGGTTGAACTTACCACAAAAAAGATTCGTCTTGACTGGGAAGTCTCAGCTGAAGCTCTTGAAGATGGTATTGAAGGTGGAGCTCTTGAAGACCACATCGTACGTCTCATGACAAACGCATTTGCTAACGATATCGAAGATCTTGCGATCAACGGTACAGGTACAGGTAACGATCACTTCTTGTCAATCATGAATGGTTTCGTTAACCGTACTAAGGTAGATGGTTATGCACACGAAGCTGTTGTTACAGTAGCTGACAATGCATGGACACCAGAAGTAATGCAGAAGATTATTCTTGCTATGCCACGTAAGTACCGTGCAATCAAGAACAACCTTAAGTTCTACGCTGGTACAGACGCATTCGCAGGAATTGTTAAGCACAACGGTACCCTTGCTGACGCTATTGCTGAGGCATTTGCTGGAACTCCAGCAGGTACTCCTGCAAACCGTCAAGCATACCTTGATGGACAGGCACAAACCTTTGGTGGAGCACGTACTACTCGTGTTCTAGGAATTGACGTACAGGAAGTTCCTTACTACCCAGAAGGTTTCGTTGACCTTACATTCCCTCAGAACCGTGTTTGGGGTTTCCAGAGAGACATCACTGTAAACCGTGAATACAAGCCAAAGAAGGACACAATTGAGTACACAGTATTCGTCCGTTTTGGTATTCAGTGGGAAGAGCAGGATGCTGTTGCATTCGCTGACGCTGCTGCAGATAACTAATCTGTAAACAGTACCTTTGAGGGGGCAGGGGCATCCAAGCTCCTGCCCCTCTTTTTATATAATGATGTATAATGT